CTTGTCGGCAATGTCCTTCGTCACCGTGAAGGGAAACTCGACCTTCAAAGTCATCTGATCTCCAAACAAATACGATCCCGGTCGCATCAACCTGTACAAGTTCATCTTCGTGTGAATAATCTCCAAGCAACGCTTCATGTTGCGAACCCCCTCCTCCTTCTCGCAATAGTTGTCAATGATGTAATTGAGAGTGTCATCCGGAATCACAATCTCGCCTGCCTTGAATTTGACCTGCTCCCTTATCTTCGGCAGCAAGTAGTCGTTCGCAATCACAATCTTCTCCTTCGGCACATACCCCTTCGTCTGGATGCGATACATGCGGTCCAACAGAATCGGATTAACCTTCTTCTCGTCATTGTAGCTGAAGATGAACAAGCAACGGCTCAAATCAAACTCCACCTCGGCGAAATACTTGTCGTGGAACTTGTCGTTCTGCGTCGTGTCAATCAGGTGCGTCAGAATGCCGTTGATTTCCTCACCCCTGGCAGTGTCGCTAATCTTATCGACTTCATCAAACAGGAACACAACATCCATGCTTTGCGCATCAATCGCTGCCTGAGCAATCCTGCCCCAGACGGATCCCTCGTAAGTCACGCCATGTCCGTCCAAGAAACTGCCGTCTTGCGCGCCTCCAAGCGTAATGAACGCAAACGGGCGCTTCAGAATCTTGCTGATTCCGTCCTTGATGAGACTGGTCTTTCCAGTTCCCGGCGGTCCGTGAATTCCAATTGCCGTGCCAACCGCCTTCGGGTTGGCGAGCAACTGACCAAACAATTGCATTACCTGCATCTTGGCGTCATTCAGACCATAGACCGCATCATCCAGTGTCTTCTGTGCTTCCGCCATAAACTCATGGCACTTCTCAATTCCATCGTCAATTGTGATGGGGAAGCTGCTATACTTGTTGAACGGAATCTTCATGAAGGTATCGACCCAAGTCTTCAACTTGTAGTAGTCGCCACTTCCCGGCTCCATGTAACGGAGCGCATTGATCTTCTTCATCGCCGCCCCCTTGTACTTGACCGGGATATCGGACTCCAGCAGGGTCATGCGATACGGTCTCTCAATTCGCGTAATCTTGTTGATCTCGCGAAGCTCCTTGATGATCTTGTTCTGCTTGACGACATCGAGATCGTCGTAGAACGAGAAGTCGTCATTCACATTCTTATCCTTCAAAATCTTCTTGAAGATCCGCAGGTTCTTGTCCTTGTACTTTCGCTGTTTCTTGTCCTCCTTTTCCTTCCTCAGCTTGACATTCTCCTCGAGCATCTTCATGCAATTCTCAATGCTCTTGTTGCTCTTGTCCGCCTCATAAATCTCCTTCAACTTGGCAAGCGCCTGAATGTCATTGTCTTGATCCGCCTTGGACGACACCTTGATCTTCTTGTCTTCCTTTCCTTCGCTCTTCTCCCTTCCCTTCTTCTTCTTAACAAGGATCTCATCCTCGACGGATTCGTCCTCCTCATCCTCGTCGGAATCGTCATCAGACGACACCGACGCATCCTCGTCTTCAGTGTCTTCATCATCGTCACTCTCGTCTTCGTAATCGTCCTCATCGTAATCCTCGTCCATCCCGCCGATAGTGAGAATGATATTAACCTTCTTGCCATTATCATCGTCGTCCTCGTCGTCTTCGCCATCATTGGAAGAAGGGACATACTCGGAATCACTCTCGTCCTCCTCCTCATCCTCTTCAACAGCCTTATTCTTTTTCTTATCCTTCTTGACAGAAACCGTCTTCTTCTTCATAACTTTCTTCTTAGGCTTCTTCTCTTCCTCCTCATCTTCCGTCTCCCATTCATCTTCCTCCTCCACAACTTTCTTAACAGCCTTCTTAAGTTTATCCCCAGCCTTCACCTTCTTATCAATGTCCTTCGAAGGGAACAACGACGACAAGAACTTACGATACTCGAGGACATCCATCTCCTCTTGTTCCTCATCCTCGCTATCACAATCCTCTTCGTCGTCGCTCTCGTCAGAAGAAGGGGGGGGCGCAACAACCTTCTTCTTCTTCTCATCGTCCTTCTTGGAGGAACGACCAGATGAACGACCAGAGGAAGGACCAGAGGAACGAGTAACAATGCCGGCCTTCTTGTTCTTAGTGTCATGGACCATTTTAAATGTATAACTTGTGATTACTTTTAAGTCTGTTTGCGTTTGAAAATCAATCTCAATTTTTTTTGTTTTTCCATACAGTTGCTGAAGGCGTGTAACGGCTTTAGAAACAGCTAGAATAGAAAATAAAATTGAATTGAAAACAATCTAAATATATTATGGTATAGTATAAAAGATGTCCAATTACACGAATTTGAACCGCTCAAAGGTGATTGGTATCCAATTCAGTATAATGTCCCCTGAGGAGATTCGCAAGGGGTCTGTCGCTGAGATCACCAGTCGCGACACATATGTGAATAACAAACCTGTCATAGGCGGTCTCTTTGACCCTAGGATGGGGGTTTTAGAGCCGGGGCTCATCTGCCCAACGGACGGTTTGTCCTACATGGAAACGCCTGGTTATCATGGACACATTGAGTTGGCTCGTCCTGTATTTTACATTCAATATTTGAGCACTGTGTTGAAGTGCCTTCGTTGTGTTTGTTTCAAATGCAGTAAGTTGCTCATAAGCAAGGAGAAATACAAACAGGCGCTTAAGCTGCAAGGTGAGAATCGATGGAAGTATGTGTTTTCGCTCTGTAGCAAGATGAAGAGGTGCGGTGAGGACACAGAGGATGGTTGTGGATGTCTTCAGCCGAACAAAATCCGTAAGGAGGGTCTTGCCACGATTTATGCCGAGTGGAAGGGTGCCGCGACTGCCGAGGCGGATGCAGCGACTAAGACGGGCGATTCAATGGTCGTTAAGGTGACTCCTGAAATGGTTCTGAAAATTTGTAAGAGAATTTCTGATGAGGATGTTTCGTTCATGGGGTTCAGCCCCATTTATTCGCGCCCCGATTGGATGATTTGTCAAGTGATGTATGTGCCGCCGCCTGCGGTTCGCCCGTCAGTCAAGCACGACGCCCAACAGCGCTCCGAGGACGATCTCACACACATTTTGGTGCATATCATCAAGACCAACAAGACCTTGTTAGATAAAATCAAGAACAATGCCCCAGCAAATGTGATTGACGATTGGACAACGGTTCTCCAGTATTACATTGCTACGCAAGTCGATAATAAGATTCCTGGTGTTGCTTCCGTCGCTCAGCGGTCTGGCAGACAGTTGAAGTCGATAAAAGATCGCTTGAACGGGAAGGGTGGTAGGATGAGGGGCAACTTGATGGCGAAGCGCGTTGATTTCAGTGCTCGTTCCGTCATCGGTGCCGACTCCCTGTTGTCGATCCGAGAGCTTGGAATCCCTTTGAAGATTGCGAAGAATATCACCAAACCGGTTGTCGTCAATAAGTTGAACAAGGCATTCCTCACCAAGCTGGTTAGGAATGGTCCGGAAGTTTGGCCAGGAGCTAAAAATTTAGAGAAGAAGTTCGGTGAAACCATCACTCTTCGGTATGTGGATCGCGACTCCATCGTCTTGGAGGAAGGCGACATTGTCCACAGACACATGATGGACGGAGACGCAATCCTCTTCAATCGTCAACCGACTCTTCACAGAATGAGCATGATGTGCCACATCGCACGAATCATGCAGCGTGGCGACACATTCAGAATGAATGTTGCGGACACAAAACCATACAATGCCGATTTCGACGGGGATAAACATTCATCTTGTCCCCAACAGGCGACCGCCTATTAAGTTGTAGATAAAACTTAGTAGGGAAAACGGTGTAATATCTACTAATTCAAACACAATGAATTAATATAATCGTCTAGTCATTCTAACAAAACTATATAAATATATCTTGCTTAAATATAAAATGAATGAACTATTGAACATAGAAGATTCGCACAAAATTACAGGTGAAATTTATAAAATAACAAATCTAGCTACAAATAAAGTATATATTGGACAAACACGAACTCATTATCTAAACAATGGTAAATATAGACCATTTGGGTACATTAAAAGATTTAATTCACACATAAGCGAATCAAAAAGAACATCAGAAAGTTCTTGTAGGTATCTAAATAATGCGATAAGAAGATACACCGCATCGAATTTTAATTGTGAATTAATATTGTCTTGTGAGTTAGATGAATTGGATTACTATGAAATCAAGTATATCCATGAACTAAAGACAAAATATCCAAATGGGTATAATCTAACAGACGGTGGCCGAAATGTCGGATTTGGGAACATTAAAAATGTTGTTTTGGAAGAAGTTGAACCGATAATTGAAAAACCATTAAATCGCGTTTATTCAAAACGGAGCGACAAAACAAAACAATTAATCTCCCAGCGTTTGAAAGAATATAAAAATAACCCACAGATTAGAAAAAATGAGATGTTTCGTGTTCAAAAAATACATTCAGCTAACAGATTTGACAAGTACAAACATATACATATAGACCCAACTAATATTGAAAAATATATTAGTGTTATAAAGAATAACACATTGGGGTATGAATATGTTAGAGTAACCTTTAATAAATTGCGAACAACTTTCGTAGGACAATACGAAACAATAGA